ATGAATCATCAATCTGTTGTCTGTGAAGTTGAAAATTATATTCAGTTTTACAATTATTATCGACGCCATTCAACGATTGGTTATTTAACGCCACATCAAAAATATCATGAACTAAAAAATGCCGCTTAGATCTTCTACAGAATTTGTTGACCATTACAGGGTGATAAATCAACAGGGCGAGAGGGTATTAAGTGAAGAAGAACTCAGAGTGTTATTTGCGTTAATTGATGCCCCAGACTATAACCCTAGAAACGCTCTGATAATCAAGCTGGCGTTATTGTTTGGTTGCCGGATAGGCGAATTGCTAAAAGCGAAAATGACCGATTTCGATTTCACTAAAGGAATCTGGACAGTGCCACCTGAAAATCATAAAACAGGGCGAAAAAGCAAAAAGCCCATTATCCGGCCTATTATTTCAGCGGCAGAGGAATTGATAAAAACGGCTAAAAAATTAAGTCATGGCAGCGATTATTTGTTTATTGTATCGGAAGGTAAACCTTTATGTGTAGGCGGTCATACCGTTTTCATTACCACTCTAAACAAAAAAATGGCGTTAAAATTTGAAAACTATACTCACTGGTCAATTCATGATTTACGTAAAACTATGCGCACAGGGGTTGCGGAGTTAACTCAGCCTCATGTAGCCGAAATCATGTTAGGGCATAAATTACCGGGAGTTTGGCAGGTATACGACAAGCATATCTACCTAGAAGAGCAGCGAGAAGCTTATGAGCGCTGGTGGAATAAAGTTAATCAAATCGTTTACCCATCTCCCAATCCAGAATATCCTGCCGGGCAAAGTTAAGCTCATTAGATCTAAACCGAGGGCGTGGAAAACCGTCACGCCGTTGTTTTCCATTACCCGCCCACTGCCTGATAGTGTGTATTGTCACTCTGTACCTTTTTGCTAGTTCACTGGTTTTGACAAAAGGGGATTCATTCATAGGATTTTCTCCTTTATTACATCTTTACACCTGTTTTTATATACAGTGATTGATTTTTTTGTTACGATTTTCTTTGTTGTGTGTTTGCTATTCACAACGTGATTTTCCCAGGTGTTGGCCAGCCTTGTGCTGGTCTTTTTTAATAGTCAAACGCTTACCTTTCGATATTGCTAATTAGAGTAGGAAAATTCAGGTGGGATAATGCTTATTCTCTTTATGCTACTTCTTCAAGGTATCGAGAAATACCCCCAAATAAACCATAAGAGCTGGCACTATGATAGTGCCAATAACTAGTAGCTCTTGCCCACCTAAATGGATATTGCCTAATTCGCCACGCTTAAACCTGATTTGCGGGTCAATGACGGCATCGGCGTGCGCAATCTGACCAACAATGAGTTCGAAGGCGAACGCTGCGCTGATAAAAAGTAACGTAGTGATTAATAATTTGATGATGTTAAGTTTCATGGTTGAACCTTTGTAAAATTAGCTTATTTCTTAACGCAAATGGCTTTGGCGTTGATATCCTTGAAAGTTTCAAATTCACGCTGAAATTGTTTAGCGGCAAATTGACACATGTTCTCAGTGTCAAATTCCTGAGTATGAACACTTGCAAAGTTACTTGATGCGTAAGGGCTGGCGTACATGGCCAAGATTAAAATCCACATGGTGAATTCTCCATTGTTAATGAGAATAGTAATGCTAATGATAACTATTTTATATTAATATATAAATTTTTGTAAATTTAAGGTTAATTCTTTATTTCTCTTCTATGCTTATTGCAGATGATAATTTTTATTCCTTTCACGTTTTTTCGTGATTAAACTCATTTTCTCCTGGTTTAAGTCGTCGCCAACTTGTTTGAGTTGGCATTTTTTTTATTTCCTTCTCATCGCTTCCAGTAATAAATCCTGTATTGCCCGTTTTGAATTACGGCGCGCCATCACCACTTCATCGAGGGTATCTTTAGCGACGATATGGTGGACAAAGACAGGACGATTATGTCCAGCTTGCGCTTGACGGGTGGGGCCGATACGCTCGATAATTTGCTGGTACTGCTCCAAGTCCCACCAGTGGGAGAAAAAGACCAGAATATTACCGCCGTCCTGTAAATTTAAGCCGTGTCCACAGCTTGCAGGGTGGGCAAAAAGCAGCGGGATTTTGCCATTATTCCAGTCGGTGAGGGTTTGTGGGTTAGCGTCTAACATTTTGCCTTTTGGAAATGCTTTTAACAGTCTTTCAAGGTCATGTTTCCAGTGGTAAGCAACCAGTACAGGCATTCCTCCGGCTTCATTGACAATACTTTCCAGCGCCTGGATTTTGGCATCGTGTATTTCTGTCCAGTTGTGATTGTCATCGCTATAAATAGCGCCTGCTGCAATTTGCAAACATTTTATTGTTTTGGCAGCAGCATTTAACGCTTCGATAGCGCTATCGCCCAACTCAAGAAACAGTTCTTTTTCCATCGCCTGATAGTGCGCTCGTGCTTTTACAGGTAACGTAATGTTGATAACGTTGTGTATCGGCTCTTCGATATCAAACCAGTCAGCGGCGTTAAGGGATAAGGTGACATCCCTGAGAGCTGCCTGAATTTGTAGATTAGCAAATCCTAAAGGCTCAAATTTGCTCCATTGTTGCCCAGGAAATTGGATACGATTAAACCAGCGGGACGTAAACGCATTATGCGTTCTGCCTAGCCGTTCGCCCTGGTCAACAAACCACGCTTGCCCCCATAAGTCCATCAGGCCATTGGGTGAAGGTGTGCCTGTTAGGTTTACCCATCGATGAACCGATTTATGGGCGATTTTGGCAAGGGCTGCGGTGCGTTTACCCCCTTTGCGTAGCCGGAATGATTTTAACCGGGTGCTCTCATCGGCAATAATCGTACCAAAAGGCCAACTTTCTCCGAGGATGTCAACCAGCCAGACGAGATTGTCATAATTGATAGTAAATACGCTGGCATGGGTATTTTTGAGTGCTGCCATTCGTGATTTGGCAGTGCCAATGATGGGTTGTACTTCGATATTATGGAGATGGTTCCATTTAAGCACTTCATCCGGCCAGGTGGATTGGGCTACCCGTAAAGGGGCTAATACCAATGTGGGTTTGGTTTCACTGCCTGCAAGATAGAGATTTTCTAACGCCGTCAGCGTTGCTGCCGTTTTACCCATTCCCATTCCCGCCCAGACATTTGAGCGTTTTATATCGAGTAGGTGATTGATAATGAGATTTTGGTAAGGGCGAGGGGTGAAGGTTTTAGCGATTGTCTTTTGTTCAGGCGACAATCTGGATAGTTTTGTCATGGGTATGTAATCCGTTCCAGTTCTTTTTCATGGGGAGTTTGTCAGCCAAATACTGGTCATAAAGTCGCTGTGCGCCTTTTCTCAGCAAAACAGGACGATAGCTAATGAAACTATTTGCACCATGTGGGCTTATTTCGTTTTGCTTTTCGGTTAAATATTTATCCCGAGCGGTAGCGGCAACACGCCAGCGTAAATTGTTACCGGACTTACTTTCGTTGTAGAGCCATTTAAGTCCTGCCAGAAAATGATTTATCTGCTGACTGTTTACCCCGTTAAGCATTTTGCTAAATTGGGTAGGGGTCATACCTTCTTTGAAGAGATTTTTAAGACAATCGTTTTCTGTTGAGAGGCTTTTGTTTTCCAGTAATAACTGTTCTTTCTCTTCCTCGGCACGAACAACCATGAGAGCGAGTTCTTTTGCTGTTGGTAGCAATGTTTGAGGTTGTAAAACACGTCGTTCACATTCAATAAAATACTGCCTTGCCTGTTTTCCTTTTTCATTACGCTCAACCATGGATAGCTCTTTCGCCATGTCGAGGGAAATTGCGTATTCTATAGACGGCCTACCTTTTGCGGTTTTTTCCGCGAAAGTCACGAAGTCCTCATTCGCAAGGAATCCATACTGTCACCGATCATGCAAAACTGATCCACTAACGATCATCTAAAACTGATCCACTTGGTATTATTCGCACATTTTTGTACGGATAATTTATGTTAACCAAGGAGATATTTGTGGATATTCATGTTCGCTTTGCACAAGGACAAAGCCTTCGAAAAATTGCCAGTGAGTTGGGTATATCCCGTAACACCGTAAAACATCATTTACAACAACAGACAATGCCAACTTATGCTAAAAGAAGTCAACAACCGACTAAATTATCCCCCTTTAAACCTTATTTGCTTCAGCGAATTGAACTGGCTAAACCTGATTGGATCCCTGCAACAGTCTTATTTGATGAGGTAGTTGAAAACGGCTATCAAGGTGGTATTGCTCAATTACGCCGATTTGTTTGTCAATTTAAACCAAGCATTGTTCCCGAAGTAGTCGTCCGTTTTGAAACACAGCCAGGTCAACAAATGCAAATCGACTTCACCAGCATCCGGCGAGGTAAAAAATCGCTGAAAGCGTTTGTTGCAACGCTAGGCTATTCGCGTGCGAGTTATGTAAAGTTCTTTGATAATGAACGAGCAGAATCGTGGCAGCAAGGTTTAAGAGAAGCTTTCGACTACTTTGGTGGTGTACCACAGGAAGTATTGTGTGATAACGCAAAATCCCTCATCATCGAACGGGATGCTTATGCAGAAGGTGATCATAAATTACATGTCGAAATGCTTCAAATGTCGAAAGATTACGGGTTTAAATTGAAGGCTTGCAAGCCCTACAGGGCAAAAACGAAAGGGAAAGTAGAGCGCTTTAACCACTATTTAAAAAACAGCTTTATCGTGCCATTAAACACCGACCTTCGTGCTCATAATCTTGAACTGGATATTGAAATAGCTAATGCAAAAGTGGGTCCATGGTTACAACGCGTTGCCCATCAGCGAATTCATGGAACAACGTTAGAGAAGCCAGCAGATAGATTAGCTAAGGAAGTTAAGTCTCTTCTACCCTTACCAGCAAGGGTTTGCCAATCTATCCCACAGACTAATACGCTTAATATCCCTATCGTACCGCCCCTTGAATCTGTCAGTTTGCAACACTCAATCAGCGTATACGAAGCATTACTGGGAGGTGAACATGTTATTGCATGAACAAATTGAACACCTGTGTGAGTCATTGAAATTAAATTCTATTCCGACTCATTGGTCATCACTTGCCGAAAAATGCATTGCCCAAGACAAAAGCTACGGAGAGTTTTTACTGTCCCTGTTAAAATGTGAGCAACAACAACGAGATGAACGAACTCGTAATCTTTTGAGTCGGATGGCAGGATTCCCAGCACATAAAGAACTTAATACGTTCGATTTTAAGTTTGCAACGGGGATCCCCAAACAACACATACAGGAATTAAGCGCATTAACGTTTATTGAACGTAATGAAAATGTCGTGTTGCTTGGCCCAAGCGGTGTAGGCAAAACGCATTTAGCTATTGGGTTAGGATTAAAAGCAGTACAGGCCAAGAAGAAAACCCGCTTTACCACGGCAGCTGAACTGATGTTGCAACTCTCAACTGCCAAACGACAAAATAAGCTCAAACAATATCTATCACGTTCGGTGATGGCCCCGAAGTTGTTGATTATCGATGAGATTGGATACCTACCGTTTGGGCGAGAAGAAGCAAACCTGTTTTTCAATGTGATTGCCAAGCGTTATGAGCATGGCAGTGTCATATTGACGAGTAACCTATCATTTGGGCAATGGCCAAGTGCTTTTGCTGATGACGCAACATTAACTGCCGCTATGCTTGATCGTTTACTTCATCATTCGCATGTACTGCAATTAAGCGGTGAAAGCTACCGATTGAAAGATAAGCGGCGCTCAGGAGCAATAACTGAGTAAAACAGTGGATCAATTTTGATTGATCGGATTTAGATAAAAAGTGGATCAGTTTTCGGTGATCGTTGACACCATACTTTTCAATGCGATCTTTTATCCAATCTTTAAAATGGTTTTTTACCCCTAAGAATGCATGTAAATCACGAGCATTAACCGTTTGGATTAATCCACCGTTAATGTTTTTTGTTTCGATGTTGATTAAATTTGACATAAGGATATTCCTCAATAGTTAAATTGATAGTGTGAAAAATGTTCTGTAACTCGCAGGGCTTAAATACCGGAAATCAAGAAGATAAATTGTTTTTAAGGCTCTCAGCCCGCAACGGGTAAAATGCTGCTTAGATCCTGACTGTCCAGTACGATAACCTGATGACCGAGGGCAAAAAGCCGAGCGTGTTCGCGTAACTGGTAGGGGGTAGGCTTTTCGCCTGGGGCTTTGCACTCCACAAAAATAATGTTGCCATTGGGCAGCGCGACTAATCGGTCAGGCACGCCTCGTCGTCCGGGTGAAACAAACTTATAGGCAATGCCACCGATTTTTTGCACTTCACGCACCAAATGTTTTTCGATACTCTCTTCCCTAATTAACCGCATGGATACTTCCTTTTTATGTCTTCCCGTTTTATTTGCATAATGCAAAAATCGGCGCGGTTCTCACTCCAGATACGGTTATTGCGATTGCGCGCCAATCGGTTTGCCTGTGCCCATGCGCGCGCTGCTTCATGGTATTGCCCTGACTGCTCAAGGTGTACCGCGTCCTGCGCCGCCTTGAAATAAAGTGGGCTATCGTTTTTTTTAAATGCCATGATGTTTATTTTATCCTGTGTGTTATTATTCTTTTCGATAGCGATAAGTCTCAAATCCCGCTGCACTAAGCGGTAAATCAAAAGCCCAGTCAGGCTTGGCACTTAACAGTGCGCTTAACCCCTCAGCGGAAAATTGTGGGGTATCGGGCGCTTCGCTGATAATCTCATCGTGGACGGTTAGGACAATCTCATACCCCGCCTTTTCAATAGGCGGCATGTTATAGGCTAATACATCGCGTGCAGCGGCCTGACAGATATTTTCTGTAATTTTCCCCCCGTAGGTTTTTAGCCTTTCCCATTTACGGCTGTAGGGGTTAGTCCCCATGTAGGTAATCTGTCCATTCTCTATTCGTGCAGAAGGGTAGCAAAGACTACGACCTGATGGTAGACAAATTCTAAGCCAGCTTTTATCGCGTCGAACGCTAAGTTTGCGACACTCAAAGGGTATTTGAGGTGACTGAATGGCCTGTTTTACTGCCTTTTCAATATCGTACCAGAATGATACGGTTTGTGGATGGGCATTGCGCCACATGCGCTTAAGGGAATCGCAGGTAACAAAGACTTTTTCGCTGAGGCCATAAGTTTTATCTGTTTCAACAGATTGTTGATACCAGCTTATCGCCTCTCGCTTAACGTTATGCGGTATATTAGGTAATGCGGCTTCCGCCAATTCATCTAAATCCAGGCCATAGGCGAGGGCAAATGTCAAAAATGCCGCAACCCCACCGCCATAGCCTAATCCAAGCTCCATCACCTTACCGATTTGTCGTTGAGCTTTAGTGACGTTCTCTGGTAAAAGATAAAATGCGCGCGCATATGCCAATTTATAGAGGTCATCGCCTTTGCCGTTATCAAACTCGCTAAAAGCCTTGACTTTCCAGTTTTCGCCCGCCAGCCATGCCAACATGCGACCTTCAATATTGGATAAATCGGAAATAACCAGCTTCTTACCCTGCGGGGCAATAATACATCCTCTAAGCGCAGAACTGGTCAGTTGCATAATGTCATCGCAAATCAGCTCGGCGCAACCCGCTTTTAACGCTTCAACCCCCTCATCAATGGTTTTTTGGTCAAGCGTAGGTCTGGGGAGATTATCCGGTTGAAAAATCCGCCCCGCCCATCGTCCAGTGCGTGAAGCGCCACAAAACTGTTTGGTTCCTCGAAGTCGTCCATCTGCACTCACCGATTTCAACAGCGCTTTATATTTACTGGTGCTGGTTGTGCACGATTGCAGACGGACTGACAGCAGTTCACGTAAAGCCCGTGGAATATCAGGGTCATTAACGCGTCGCTGTAGCGTGCTGGCTTGCATATCCGGTAATGTGATGCCAAATGACGCGGTGATATGCTGTAGCAGAGCATCGCGTTGGGTCGCAGCCTGTACAGCGTTACCTGTTAATTGCTGTGTGACGGTTGATAACCGTTTCTGCTCGTTCTCAACGGCGGTCAAGGCGCTTTTTGCCAACTCAACATCCATGCACATCCCACGGCGGTTAATTTTTTGGTCTAACTGCCACAACGTTGTTTCATTAAAATTCATATTCCAGCGAGGTAAATGTTGATAAATCTCGCGCATGGCTAAAATATCAGAACCTGCGTATTGCTTAAAACGTTGCCATTCTTCGAAATGTGTTAACGCCGTGGCGCGTTGTATTTTGCTGTTTTTAGGGCGCGGTTTGCAAAATAAAGAGATAAGGGCTTTACCTTCTTTATCTTTGGCTTTATCACTATTAACGTTGAAGATATCGCAAAGCGAACCAAGCGCACCGGGTAAGCCATGTGCCAGTGCTTGTACAAGCGTGTCGTGAACATGGGATAACGGTAAGTCAATATTTAACACGTGTTTTAAAATTACCGTATCAAACATACCGCCATTGTGCCAAACGGTTAAAATCTCAGGGGCATCAAAATAGGATTTTAAATCTGTGGGCATCGTTTTATCTTCAGTCACATCCCAAACCTTGACAGAGCCATGATTATAAGCGTAGGCAAAAAGTAATATTTCTGCATTTTCAGCATAGCGATGCGTACCACAATTAATCGGAATATCGCTATAGGTTTCTAAATCACAAAATAGTAAATTTTGCATAATCCATCCTTATCAGGCGGTTACGGGAAAACGCCCCATTTTAGGGTGATACCACTGACTGCCGCGTTTCTCAGACTCAAGCATCATCGTATCCAGCGCGTATTTAAATGCTTCTTCCTCAACTACCGACATTTGGGTAATCTGACCACCTGGCGCTACATGGGGCACTTTTTTATAAGGCACATTCCACGCCATCACTAACTGGCGACATTTCGCATCGCTTAAGCCATATTTTGTTTTAAGATAGCTATAACCTTGGAAATCCGCGGGGATAGTGCCTTGTTTTATATGTTCGATTTCTTCCGAAACTTGTTCTACCTGATGCTCGATACTCTTTAACCGACGCTCCTGTGCAACGTTAGCTAACGCCATTGCTGCGATAATTTCATTGGCGCTTTGTGGTTTGCTTTGCTGCTCCAGTTTATCAATCAGTGAACGGCGAACGGCTTTCGATTCACGGGCGGCAACACGAAGCGCTTGCTTAAGCATCATTTCGATAATTTCAATATCAGCGCCGTTTTTTTGACCTACACTTTTTGTGTAGGTCTCTCCTTCAAGTTCATCTTTAACCTTTTCAATAAATTTGTTGTTTCTAATTGGTGGTTCGCCGTGTTCTTTTCGTGTTTCGTTGACCATTAGCAGTAATTGTTGCGAGTCAATCGTTTCGTTATTGGAAAGTGTGACATTTGGTACATTCATTAAATTTTGCATATAAAAATTCCTCAATAATGAAATTGATGAAAAATTGCCCCTATAAAAAGGGGCGTTAAGATTAAATTAGTGACGTTCTAAGAAGTGGGTCAACTCACCTTCATACCACTGATCGGTGCGTGCGGTGATTATCCCGATTTGTTGATGGTGGAATTGCTCAAAAAGCTGTTTTATTTCCGCTAATACAGTATCGATGTTCTCACGTTTACGCAAAAGTCGTTTGATCGTTTGCTTTTCAGCGTCATTGATAATCTGGCGTAGTGCCTCGGTGATGTAGTAAATGCGTCTGCATTCGTCAGCCATTAACGGGATATGCTCTACCTGAAAACGCTCCGGTGAGGGTGTGCCAGTTACTTCGCGTAACGCTAGCCACACCGCATTACTCCATGAACGCTCAAAACGGAAGCCATTTGTCATACACCAAACTAAATGCGTCAGGTTACGAGTATCGGAGTGGGTAAAACGCTCTGCGGCTTTCGTTTGGGGTTGAGAATTGTTAACTTTTTTTGAATTAAAGTAACAATCTTCTAGTTGTTCGAATACATCCCATGCTTTATCTGTTTCAAGCATTTTTGCGTGGCGAGCGGCTCCTCGTTCTGTCCAAAGTATGGGACTGCGAGTTTTGGCAGATATTTGTGACTCGCTAAAAGATAGTCGCAAATTATTTAAGCATTCACCCGTAATTTTGAAGAAATGCTTACCTTCAATAAATCTACTATTGTTACGGTTATAATTTTGTTGAATCCTAATTACTTCGGTACCATACAAGTTAGCAAGTAGTTCAGTAGTGATAACAGGTATATTATCGTGAGTTAGAACTTTAAGGTTATCAAGAATGATGGTGTTCATTTTTCGTATCCTTTTCTAGAGGAAAGCCTGAACGGCTCAGGCGGCCAAGTGCTAGAAACTTGTACGAAGGCAAGCGGGCTTATTCCCATTACTGGTATTTTATTCACCCACACTCGGCCATATCTAAAATATGGACACAAAAAAACCGCTGAACTAACGGGCGCGGTTGCCGTTCGTAAGGTGTTTCTAGCACCTAAACGAACTATAGCGCATGATTTCTTCTTTCGTCAATGGTTATTGTTAGGTTATACTTACCTAAACACAGGGGGATTTCTTTATGGGCCAATTTGCATTTGATACTTTACAAGCGTCAGAAGAGCTTGAAAGTGCAGGTATTTCCAGAGAGCAAGCTAAGGCTATTTCGCTTGTTGTGCGTAAGTCTCACGAGGTTGCTGATGTAGCGACTAAAGCGGATATCATTGAACTTAAACGTGATATAGCTGATGTTCGCAAAGACATGGAGATAGTTCGCAAAGACCTACAACTTGAGATGTCAGGTATTCGTGCTGAACAAAAGTTAATGCGCTGGATGTTAGGTGCCGGTATTTTGGGTATCCTTTCTCTGGTGGTAAAAGCGTTTTTAATGCCAGCACTATAATCACTATTATGAGTTATTAGCTCAGTGGGTAGAGCAGTGGACTCTTAATCCATCGGTCGCAGGTTCGAGTCCTGCATAGCCCACCATTTTACCGATGGCTCTTTGCCAATCGCTTATTCTCTTTTCTCAAGTACTGGTTTTCTTCTGCCAGTAGTTGAATCATATTGATTAATGTTCTGGTTTCCTCATCAGCGTAAACGGGTTGTTCCAGGTTAAGCAGATAATGGTGGTTGTTACTGGGATTAGTAAGTGCAATGGTTTCACTCATATTATCTAATTTCATTTTTGAGACTCCTCGGGTTATTTACACGTTACATATCAAATTTTCCTTAAGATAAATTGAGTAAAAATCACTCATATTTTTGAGCGGTGCCTGATTGTTTAACCACCTCAGGCGGCGGTAGTTCCCTGGTGTTTAACTTGCCAATAACTCTTCTTCCTCAGCCATGCTCAGGTCGTCAAATTCGTCAACGGAGGCCACACTTCCACCGCTAAATGCATCGCCATCCCGGAAAAACTGAACCCCTCTTAATGATGCGGAGACGCCTTTACCGTTACCGTTATTGTCATAGGCGTAAAATTCAATGGTGGCGTTAACTTAGCAGCCTGAGTAGGGGCGTCCGTCCTGTGCGGTTAACGGTGAGGTATTGCGGTCAATGACTAACGGACGAGATTTATTGCTAGCACCGATATACAGGTTTCCGGCGTACCCGTCGTACTCTTTACTATCCCCATCGCGTAAGCAAAAACGGTTAGGGTTATTGCAAATGCTGTTATAGATTTTTTCGATATCCTTGGTGCCCCATTTCTCGCCAATCACGTGTTTGATCCCGGCTTTGATTTCCTCAATCAGGTCAGTACGATTTTTGGCGATTAGGAAAGTGGCACGGTATTTAAATTCACTCTGACCACTAAACTGAGAGGGTTCAAACAAATCAGGAAAAGCCAGACGTACGTTGTTTAATTTGATTTTCATAGTGTTACCTTTTAATTAAATGGATTTATCAGCGAGTGACGCTTCGGTCACATCGTCGAAGTCGTTTAAGGGGTTAGTAATAATGGCAGGTCTTGGGTCTGATTCTGGTGCGATGACGGGTTTACCGTCTGCTCGCTCAATAAGTGCTTCCAGTTTTGCCCAGCGACTCGGCTTGTCTGTCAACGATCACCGAAAACTGATCCACTTTTTATCTAAATCCGATCAATCAAAATTGATCCACTGTTTTACTCAGTTATTGCTCCTGAGCGCCGCTTATCTTTCAATCGGTAGCTTTCACCGCTTAATTGCAGTACATGCGAATGATGAAGTAAACGATCAAGCATAGCGGCAGTTAATGTTGCGTCATCAGCAAAAGCACTTGGCCATTGCCCAAATGATAGGTTACTCGTCAATATGACACTGCCATGCTCATAACGCTTGGCAATCACATTGAAAAACAGGTTTGCTTCTTCTCGCCCAAACGGCAGGTATCCAATCTCATCGATAATCAACAACTTCGGGGCCATCACCGAACGTGATAGATATTGTTTGAGCTTATTTTGTCGTTTGGCAGTTGAGAGTTGCAACATCAGTTCAGCTGCCGTGGTAAAGCGGGTTTTCTTCTTGGCCTGTACTGCTTTTAATCCTAACCCAATAGCTAAATGCGTTTTGCCTACACCGCTTGGGCCAAGCAACACGACATTTTCATTACGTTCAATAAACGTTAATGCGCTTAATTCCTGTATGTGTTGTTTGGGGATCCCCGTTGCAAACTTAAAATCGAACGTATTAAGTTCTTTATGTGCTGGGAATCCTGCCATCCGACTCAAAAGATTACGAGTTCGTTCATCTCGTTGTTGTTGCTCACATTTTAACAGGGACAGTAAAAACTCTCCGTAGCTTTTGTCTTGGGCAATGCATTTTTCGGCAAGTGATGACCAATGAGTCGGAATAGAATTTAATTTCAATGACTCACACAGGTGTTCAATTTGTTCATGCAATAACATGTTCACCTCCCAGTAATGCTTCGTATACGCTGATTGAGTGTTGCAAACTGACAGATTCAAGGGGCGGTACGATAGGGATATTAAGCGTATTAGTCTGTGGGATAGATTGGCAAACCCTTGCTGGTAAGGGTAGAAGTGTAGTGGTCTAATAAAACTGTAGAGATTTATAGCTTATAATTAAGCAAAATCTTATAGGTATAAATATGACCCGAAAAGTAAAAGTAACCTTTAGCGGAAAGCAAAAACTGGAATATGCAAAACTCATGGTTGAAGGTGGATATAGCAATATCCAAGTTGAAAAAATATCCGGTGCGGGTAAATCTGCCGTATCACGATGGAAGCAACAATATCTTGCCGAGTTAAATGGGAATACGCCTGTAAAATCAAAAGCGTTAACACCCGAGCAACAGCGCATACAAGAATTAGAAGTTCAACTTAAGCGTGCTCAGAGGGATAATGACATATTAAAAAAAGCCGCGGCTTACTTCATCCTCGACAATCAAAACTCAAAATCGTGAAGCAACTGAAAATCATGTACCCCAATTTTACGGTCACTGAGTTATGCCATCTTTTTGAAGTAAGCAGCAGTAGTTTTTATTATGAAACGAAAATACCGACAGTTGAAAATGAAAGACTGTGTGGCGAAATCAAACGTATTTTTTATACATCGGGTCAAATTTATGGCAAAAGACGTATTCAAGCCGAGTTAAAGGGTTTAGGGCACCAAATTGGCACTTATAAAATATCGAACATCATGAAATTAAATCAATTAGTTGCAATTAGACCAACGAAAAAGCACTACTATCACTCATCGGGTAACGAACATCGATATGCCCCTAATTTGCTTAAACGACAATTTTCCCCTGAACAGCATAATCACTATTATGTCGGGGATATCACGTATATTAGACATCACTATGGGTGGAGCTATTTAGCCTGTGTGTTGGATTTAGCCACCAAAGAAATTATTGGTTATGCCTTATCAACAAAACCGGATTCGAAATTAGTGAAAGAAGCCTTAGATAACGCAATTGAACGGCAATTACCGGATACGACAAGTTTGATGTTCCATTCAGATCAAGGTTGCCAATATTCATCGGAGGAGTTTAGGGCGCACCTCTTTGAACGGAAAATAACTCAAAGCATGAGTCGGCGAGGTAATTGCCTCGATAATGCCGTGATGGAAAGATTTTTTAGGAGTTTAAAGACAGAAAGACTTAACCGTTTATCGTTTATCGTTTATCGTTTATGAATCATCAATCTGTTGTCTGTGAAGTTGAAAATTATATTCAGTTTTACAATTATTATCGACGCCATTCAACGATTGGTTATTTAACGCCACATCAAAAATATCATGAACTAAAAAATGCCGCTTAGATCTTCTACAGAATTTGTTGACCATTACAGGAAATTATCGAGCGTTGGTTAGATGAACCGGATTTAATGACCGGACAAAAACCACGGGCACGGCAATTTTTACGTTCTGCGGATATTTTGCGTGAAGCATTGAACCTTGAACCAAAAAATATATCGCGAAGGGAACAAATGCGCATTGGCAATGTTTTACAAAATTGCGGGTATAAAACGGAAAGAATTTATATTGATGGAATACAAACGCGCGTTTTTTCACCAAAACAAGACAACCAAGACAACCAAGACAACCTTTTTTGAAACCAATACGCGCGCTAGTAATATATGTCCTTAAAAAGTATTAATAGAAATAGGTTGTCTTGCTGGGGTAAAGAAGAAATATTCCCGTTCACAACAGGAGCAAAAAGATCATGAGCAGAGACATCGAGAAAATACTACTCCACTGGGGTGGGTGGTGTGCGGGTAATCCGTATGCAGTGGTGAGCTGGTTGTCCGTGGCTGCGGGCTTTAGTCGCCTCATGCCGTTTACAGGCACAAATCGCTTATCGTGCAGTGATGCAGATGGGCTGGTGATTGATGTGTGCGTCAGTCGTCTTAACACGGTGGGGATGGCGAGAGAGTTGAGTTATATTGAGGATTATTACATCAGGGGGGGTATCCAAGCGTGCTATCGCGCGTAAGTTTGCGGTACGCGAGGATGAGGTGCGAAAAAGAATGCAAATAGCGGAAGGATTTATTCTAGGATGCCTTGAAACCCTTGATATTCAATTAGATATCGACATATTGTACAAATATCGTACAAACAATTATCAAACACTAGTGCGACCGCAAAAGGTATGCTAAAGTGCCCATGATGAATTTTTGCGTCCAGCAGAAATGTACGCTGATAAATAAAACCTCGATTAATTATTTTTTTGCTCACCTCGCTTTTGCGAGGTTTTCTTTTTGGCTTGTGTTGTTAACCAATTAAGTATATTTTGTTGGTGCACTACTTTTTTGTGAATTCGTACGATCCATACGGTAAATAAGCCAGTAGTGCATAGCCCCACGTGAAAGCGTGGGGTTTTTTGTTTACACCACCAACACTCACAAATTGAATATATAGAAATAGCACACATTGAGGTGTTTTTTTTTGTTTTAGCAACATCAAGGAACGGGATAATTGATAACAATAATAACAAAGAGAAATCTTATGACTAAAACATTAAACCTTGAATTACACCCTTCTAGTGTTAAACTTGGTACAGAAGAATACCCCCGTCAATATCTTATCGTAAACAGTGCGGATTACTACAACCAGGTAGTCGGGACTTTTGCAGAAGACGGCAAATTTCTCTATTTCCAGGGTTGGGATAACGGCGAGTATGTCACCTTTAAGCCAAAAGATTATGCTTATTGGGCTGTGTTACCGGCAAAAAAACCTGAATAAGCATTAAAAATAAGCCACCGCAATACTCACAAAAACAATCATCAAAACGAGTAAGGCGGCTGGCTCCCTGTTCAATTCAAAGCAATGGAACCCTCAATGGGAGGGTATATGCGCATGTCTGAAAAATACTCAACACCGGCTGCCTATCTGTGGGGCATCATGACGACCATCGGTGGTGTTACAACAACGATTTTTGATTTTTTAACCCTTGACCAGTGGATTGCGGTGATGGGTATCGGCTGCACGATAGGGACATTTTTTATCAACGTGTACTACCGCAAAAAGGAGTACAAACTCAAAGAGCGTCAGTATGAAGATACCGAAAAAAATATTGATGGCAACAGGCGGTAGCGCGTTGTTTCTGGCATCAAGCATGATAACGCATTTCGAAGGGTTGAGACTTAAGCCCTATTTTGACGGTGGCGGTGTGCTTTCTGTCTGTTATGGGCACACAGGTAACGATATTGAGCGTAACCGGACGTACACGCAAAAAGACTGCGATAAATGGCTTGATGACGATTTAAAAGCGGTAAAACGTTACGTTGACCCGTTGATTAAAGTCAATATCAATACGTTGACACAAGCCGCGATTTACTCATTTGCCTACAACGTGGGCGTGGGGAATTTCGCTAAATCGACGTTACTCAAAAAGCTCAACGCTGATGACCGAAAGGGCGCTTGTAACGAGATGAGACGCTGGGTTTATGTCGATGGCAGAAAGTGGAAAGGGTTAATGACCCGTCGGGAAATAGAGAGCGTAATATGTTTTGGCGACCTGTCACACTTATCCTGATAATCATTGTCGGATTGATGATTTATCTCAACGTTGTTTTATCAAACTACAAAAATCTGAAAACACAATACCACACGCTAAAACAGGAATATCACGCACAAATTGAAGCGGTGAAATTACAGCAGCAAAAAATCGATGCTTTGCACCAACTCGACATTCAACAGACTGAGAAACTCAATAATGCCAAAGCTGAAATTGCTAAGCTGCATGATACTGTTCGCGCTGGCACTAAGCGGTTGCGCGTCAACGCCGTGTGTCGTGCATCCAAAACCGCTACCGCCAAGAGCCGACATGATGAAGCCAGCCCACAACTTGGTGAGGCAGCTAGACAGGATTATTTCCATCTCAGAGAGATGATAGCTGAGAACGAAAAGCAGACGGAATATCTACAGCAGTACATCAAAACACAGTGTAGTGGTTAATTTTGCTTTATTTAAAGCGTAAAAATAGTTTTATATCTGCCACCTGTTTTAATAATAAATTGTATGCCTCCTCAGTTCTGGATTTTTCATGTTTGAGCTGATTAAAAGTCGATTGATATTGACGAATTAAAGCATCGAAACGTTTCTGTTTTCTTTTAGATAACCGACGCATTAAGCGGGTTATCGCGGATTCTGGTAAAAGGAATGCAGTAGTAAAACCCCGTTGTTCAAACCATGACTGCATATAATCAAAATAGTCAATTATGGGTTCAGCACGTTCATTAAACTCTTGTCTTTTATCTCTACCTATGGCGTGTTTGTTACCAATATATAAGCCCAAAAAGAATGTTAATAAACTAATCAGAGGTGAGTAAAGTTGCAGGATTTTTATCAAATCATTCATGAATATTGGTGGCTCCTTTATCCAATAATTACGTTTATTTTTGGCTTGCTATGTGGTGGTTTAACAGGTTGGCCACCATTCAGTTGGAAATAATTATTAAAGATTACCATTAATTTGAAATAGGTGAGCTATGTCTGAAAAAAATGCACCAGAAATTAGAGTAAGAATAAAGGCTGATGATAGTGATCTCATTAAATTAGAAGATCGCTTGCAACGTATTGCTAATTTGATGCAACAAATGGGGTCAATTAACGAAGAGAAAACATATCCAGCCAGTTTGCAAATGGCAGTACAAGAGGCTTGTAATATAGGTGCTCGAGAAGGCGCGAAAAAAGCAAGAGATAAACAAATCAATGATGAAAAAGAGACATCGATAAAATTATCAAAACTGTTTATTAGGGGTGTGTTTAAAGGCTATGCACTTACCGTTAATGGCAAGATACTCTCTAATCAGGAATCGACGGTTATAGAGAGTAAACCGCAGGAAATTCCACGTGTTAAGGCCTCTTTCATTGTGACTGATGAGATAATAGTTGATGCGCCTGATATATATTTAAAATCAGCAGAAGAAGTGAATGCTTAAGGAGGACTATGCCGCCACGTATTCCTCGTGCCTGTCGCAAACCCGGTTGTGCCAAGACAACAACTGAATGCAGTGGGTACTGTGACGCACATCGAAACCAAAGTTGGAAAGATTATCAACAAGGTAAAAGCCGTCATCAGCGTGGCTATGGTACAAAGTGGGATCATCTCCGTAAAAAAATATTAAAACGTGATAAATTTTTGTGTCAGGGATGTTTAGTTGAAGGGCGATTGATAACCGCAACCACCGTTGACCATATTCTCGCAAAAGCAACAGGCGGCAATGATGCAGAAAGTAACTTGCAAGCGTTATGTTGGCCATGCCATCGCACGAAGACCGCAAGAGAAAAGCGAGGGAGGGGCGGGTAAAATCGCTCCCTCTTTTACCTTTGGGAACCGCCGATTTGCCTTTTTTTACACCACCGCAGGTTAGAAAACCTTTTTATAGGTATCCCAATTGCGCGATTAATAGGAATTTTAAATTATGTCTGGACCCCCAAAAACACCGACACATCTACGTTTGATAAGGGGTAATCCTTCAAAAAGGGCAATTAATAAAAATGAGCCAAAACCCGAAAAAGGGGTTCCCCCAACACCAAAACACTTTAACAAGCAAGAACGCTACTGGTTTAAGGTTCTTTGCGAACGGCTAGATGCGATAGGCGTTATTACTGCTATCGATGGTATGGCTCTGGAATTGCTGGTTGGGGCGTATGTCGAATGGCGAAAACATCGAGATGTTATTGACAAAGAAGGCGAGACCTACAAGACAACATCCACTGACGGCAACGTCATGATCCGTCCACATCCGCAAGTTGCCATGATGGCCGATGCGTGGAAGCGCATTTGCAGAATGCAAGCTGAATTCGGCATGACCCCGCTAGCAGGTCAAAAGTAAACGGTAAGGCTTCAAACGAAATAGATCCGTTTGTCGAATTTTTGAAAAGCAGGATAGACTAATGGCAAAAGTAGCGGAAGGCATTAGCTATGCACAACGCGCTGTGTCGGGTGATATCATCGCGTGTGAATATGTACGATTGGCGTGTCAACGCTTTTTGAATGACCTTGAGCATGGTGAAGAACGGGGTATCTATTTTAGCTTCCCCCGCGCACAACATATCCTTAATTTCTATCAGTTTGTGCCCCATGTAAAAGGTAATCTTGCCGGTCAAACTATAAAATTGATGGATTGGCATATTTTTATCCTGATCAATATTTTTGGATTTGTTATCCCTTTAGTCGATGAACAAACGGGGGAAAGGGTAATCCGTAATGATGGCAGTGGACGAGTCGTGATGGTCAGACGTTTTCGTACCGCCTATAACGAAGTTGCCCGTAAGAATGCCAAATCAACGCTTTCTTCAGGTATTGCACTTTATATGACCGGATCAGACGGCGAAGGTGGCGCAGAGGTTTATTCAGCCGCCACGACTCGTGATCAGGCTCGCATTGTCTTTGAAGATGCAAAAAACATGATAAGGAAGGCTAAACATACCCTTGGTCAATGTTTTGAGTTCAATAAATTAGCGATTTATCAAGAAGTCACCGCTTCAAAATTCGAACCACTATCCAGCGATGCAAATAATTTGGACGGGTTAAATATCCATTGCGGTATTGTCGATGAACTGCACGCACACAAAACGCGTGATGTTTGGGACGTATTAGAGACGGCAACAGGTGCAAGATTACAATCCTTGCTCTTCGGTATTACCACCGCTGGATTTAATAAAGAAGGCATATGCTACGAATTACGCGATTATGCCATCAAGGTTTTACAGGGGCAGGTTGAAGACGATTCCTTCTTTGGCATTATTTATACCCTAGACAAGAAAGATGATCCGTTTGACGAGAAGATGTGGCAAAAAGCCAATCCTGGATTAGGTATTTGCAAGCGATGGGATGATATGCGCCGCCTTGCAAAAAAAGCACAGGAGCAGGTTTCAGCTAGGACGAATTTTATAACAAAGAATGTAATATCTGCTAATTATAATGGATTAGCCGTCCTCGTGTTGTTTGTAAGATACTGATATAAAATAGATTATTCATTTTTTATTGTTCTCGTGTTTTTTCGTGTTTTCTGGTTTTTACACAACTCTGTGTATTGCAATGTGTATTGCAAATTGAAAAAAGGGCGCTACATGGCAGTCAACAAGCTCAGTGATAAAAAGTTAAGATCCTTACATGGTAAATTAAGCGAAAAACAACAAACTATTGCTGATGGTAATGGGTTAGCTATAAGAATAAGTAAAACAGGTACGATAAGTTTTGTTTTTTTCTTTCGCCTTTACGGGAGAAAGAGCGCGCCTATATGGTTAACATTAGGCAAGTACCCAGATTTAAGTTTAAAAGCCGCAAGGGAGCAGAGAGATAATTGTCGAATATGGTTAGCTGGGGGTAAAGATCCGAGAATACAAATCAAAATAACCAAAGATGATTTACTGAAACCTGTTACAGTCAAAGATAGCTTAGAATACTGGATTAATAATTATGCTCAAGATAAAAGAAAAGGCGCAAAATATATTCAAAGTTGTTTCATGAAACATATTTATTCCGATATTGGAGATATTCCATTGAATGATTGTTCGTTGTCTATGTGGGTTAACTGTTTCGATAGAATAAAAAAAGTTGCTCCGGTACAAGCAGGCGCAATGTTAAAAACAACAAAACAGGCTTTAAAATTTTGTAGGGTTAGAAAATATGCAATCAGCCATGAAATTGACGATTTAGATGTAAGTGATGTAGGAAAAAAATCAAATAAAAGAGAGAGAGTGTTAACAAAGGATGAATTAAAAGCGCTGTGGCATTATGTGAATAAAGAATATGATAATCATATTATCTCATATGAAAATAGAATTATTTTAAAATTTCTTATTGTCTTTGGTTGTCGTCTTTCTGAAATAATATTATCAACATGGGATGAATGGGACTTAGAAAATGATATATGGCGAGTCCCCCCTCATCATAGTAAAAATGGTAGAGAAATTATTAGACCCATTCCCTATAATTTTAAACAATGGCTATCACTATTAAACAAAGCAACTTGTAATAGAGAGAGGGTAATTGGTTTTAACATGCGTCAGAGTGCAGCCAGTATCAGCATGATAAAAATATGGAAAAGGCTTAATCATTTAGAAAAATGGACTCCACATGATATGCGAAGAGTAATCGCTACAAATCTTAGTGATAACGGATTTGAACATAATGTTATTGAACAATTACTTGGTCACACATTAACTGGTGTAGCGGGAATATACAATCGAAGTAAATATATGAATAGGAAAAGAGAAGCGCTTGTTTGGTGGGTAGATTATTTAAACGCATTATAAAAAGAAGATGGTTTTATGATACTAATATTAACTCGTGCTGAGATAGAAAATATGGATGAAATTGACCGATTAATTAAAGAAGAAGAATGTGAATGGTTAACTTCGCTAGGTAGAAATCATAGATATTATTTAGAAAAAAGGGGCAGATTTCCTTTAAAAATAAATATAGGACTACAAACCAGATTATACCGATTATCCGAAGTTCAGGCTTGGATAAAAGGCACATGGAAACCTGAATAACTAGAACGTATAAAAATTAAATGTCATGAATTGAACCCCGTTAATCGGGGTTTTTTTATTATGGAGAAGAAATAATGATAACGGTTAAATTTACTGAACCTACCAGAGAAGAAAGACAATTTATTTTAGATGAATATGGTCAAAAGTATGATCGCCGAATCAGGGAAGCCGAATGTAAGCAGATATCTGGTTTATCCCGTTCCCGTCGATGGGTGTTAGAGGAAGAAGGAAAATTTCCTAAGCGTATACCTATGGGAAAGAACTCCGTCTCATGGCTATTAAGCGATGTTCTATGGTGGGCACGCAATCCGCCAGAGGTGAAGAACGTGAATAATCCTTACAGCCGTCAATCTCACTGATGAGGGGAAAAGTCCCCTTTTTGGCAGAAAACCTAAAAAACCTGTATCACCTGTACCAATTACATTTAATCCGTTTAATATCAATTAGTTAATTAGGTATAGGTAGATAAAATACCTCTAAAAACCTATAAAGACCTGTAACAACTTAAAGAGGAAGTCGGTTAAAAAAATTCTTTCCTTTCCCTGGCAGGCAGTGATTACCGAAAGTCCCCTTTTTCTGACCAAGCAGCATGACTCACCGCTCAATTAATTAAATAAGGTTCAATATGAACATTCAAAACACGGTGAATAACCGTGAAGGGCTTCTTTATGCCAAAAATCAGGGGGGCGATATATTTAATCGCCTGAACAAGTCGACCTACAAAAAAAGTGTAGGTCACTACACAAAAAGTGTAGTTCAGAAATTAAACAACATGGGTGTACAAGCCATTAGAGAGGTGCGCACAAAAGAAAGCATTAAAAACAATAGGTTGATTCAATTTGTGCAGTATACAAAACAACCATCTAACCGCAGCTTAAAATACCTCATCTACTCAAATTTGAGTAGTGCAAAAAATAACCATTCATCATTAAGAGGAACGGTTAATAAACAAACAAAGCGAGTGGCTCATGGTCACTCAGAACATCAAGGAAATTTTTCTCTGATGATGAGGCTACCCGATAATATCGGGTTGGTTGGGTTGGCTGGATTGGCTCAGAAGCAATCAGCGGAATATGTATCTAAGCGATTTCAGCCTTTAGGGGTGATGCCTCTTTTGTCTAGTTCTTTACGGATAATGCGTTTCATCCATCCTGCAAGACTTTCATCTCCGTCTTTTTTTTGTGCTTCTTCCATAGCAGCCCGAAGTTCCGGATCTAATCGAAATTGGAAAACTGGGTTACCTCGTCTATCGTTTTTGTGTATTGACATGTCTATTACACCTGTTGTAATGTGTTTATGTGTAACTACACGTTACTATCACATTGAACAAAAGACAACGCCCTACAGTGCTTCAACACTAGCAGGGCGCCTAACCACAATGTTAACTGGAGTAACAGTTATGGCTTCGTATAAGTCTACCCAAACTCGCCCTAAATTTACAGATACTTACTGGATTATCCCTCTAGATTCCAACATTCCCTACGGCAAAGTGTCATTAACCCGTCGTGAGCGCAGATTATTTCATGTGCTGTTCAAAGGTGATCGGCTTGTCTGGTCAGGCCTTAAGCCTGTACAGGAGGTGGCTTATGTGTAATAGCTCACTTCCAGCGGCTTATATTCACCCTCAAGACAAATTAAATGTCATAGCGACATTGCTTGAGACGATGGAATATTTATTTAGCGATCCGAAGTCACAAGACATTGCTTTCGCCCTACTCGAATATGCCAGGGACTTGGCTAAATCTCGTCAGGATTTAGAGGAGGTGACATTATGAATAGCGCTTATGTCAATAATGACAATCTTCTTCACTATGCAACCATAACGGCATCTTTGCTTAATTGTATCAATCAGATAGCAGTAGAAAAGGATAATAGCCTAGCCTTTTATCTATCTGATTTAGTGTTTTTGGCGTCTGAAAGGGCTAATACCCTCGTGACCATGCTAGACATGGGTAAGGAGGGACAACATGTCTAATTTTGTCGCTATCCATAATCGGGCGATGCCTGTTGTGGAGTACCAAGGTAAGCGTGTTGTTACTTTTGCCATGATTGATAAGGCACATGATCGCCCTAAAGGAACTACACGAGTCGCATTTAACCGCCATAGAGAACATTTTGTCTATGAGGAAGATTATTTATCGATTCCAGTATCTCTAAAGTATCAATTAGATACTTTAGGAATTTCTGTGCCAAACAGGGGGCTAACGGTTCTAACTGAATCAGGTTATTTGTTAATCGTTAAGTCATTTCGTGATGAGCTTTCTTGGAAAATACAAAAAGAGCTAGTCAATGTTTATTTCCGCCGTAACACCTTAGGTGAACTCCGTCATGTTGATATTCCTTCGCTTGAAGAGTTAAGCCAGATGAAACCGGAGGAAGCGCAACATCTTGTCGTTAAGGCAGAGAAGGACTCTTATCTTGGTCATGGTAAGCCAGGCAGTGCAGCGATGACCCTACGCCGTAGAGAGCTTAAGCGCCTTCGTCCAGCCATCAAAACCGTTATTGAACTTTCCCAACTGTCTATCTGTGATTTAGGTGATTTCACCAAGGGGGTACATCATGGCTGATATTCAGCATTACCTCATAGCGGATAATTTACAGGCGATGAGCACTAAAGATCTAAGAGAAATGAAAGGTGCTTGTGAGGCAGGGTTTGATGGGATTATGTCAGGGCTAAAAGCCTTTGGTGAATGCGCATATTGGGCATGTAGCAATGAAAACTATGCCGATAGTCAGGCGAAAGCGGATTTATGCCGGATGAGTGAGGCGTTGATGTGCTTACCTAAAATTGCTCAGGCACTCATTATCAACGCAGAAAACGCCCAGTTCACACTCTATCAGCGTGAAGGATTCCCTGTATCGGAGGGCGTGAGATGAACATGACACAATATGACGAACAACCATTAATTACTTTTAGCGATGGCTATAACTCAGGGCGGGATAATACCTTTAACGCTAAGAATACACGGGCTTTTCTTAAGGGAAAAGTGAAGCCCCAATTTATAAGAAATCCTGGGATTAACACTTATGTCAGTGGCTCAAAGCACACAGGCACTAAGTCGAAAAAGTGTAAGCGCAAACAGGCTAAAAAAAGGAAGGGGTCAAGATGAGCTATAAAATAAAAACCATTGGCAAAAATGTATGCCTTACACATTTAAACGAACAGGGGCATATTGAAAAAATAACGATTCCTGTGGCGGATATCCCTAATCGTGTTAATGAGGGTCATTGGGATGATGACCCTAAGTTAATCCTGAAATTAATCGATGAATACTGGAAAAAAGACGATTTTAACAAAGCCGATGTGATCACGTCCGTACGCTGTGTTATTTCGGCTATTTTCGTTATGCAATGCAACGTTAAAAATGGTCAGCCTTACTACACCCATAAAAACTATCACCTTCCTATTTTTCTGGCGACTGAACGCATGGGCATGGAGAATAATATTGAAGGCGCTTTTTATTCTAGGGAGACCAAGGAAGACGCAGAGCAATATATTCTGACGTTTTATCGAAACATGCTAGAAGTCAGTAATGCTAAGTGTTTAAAACTTTCCTTTATGGGGCAAGAAATTTTAGCCCAACTCCATAACCTATTTATCGATGATGTGCTTAACGGCAATGTTCAGCCCGTTGCTGTGGTGCATTAAGGGGGAAAGATGACATTAATCACTTTAAACTTTCGCCTGAATGCACGGGCTAACGCTTTTGCTAAGGCAATCTATCAGGATGTAAGAGCAGAAAACGGCGGAGACTGGTTTACCTTATACACCGAAGATGACGCTATTCATGTTGATATTATCGACGGCGTAAAAGGGATTCGGAAGCTGGTTGATACTTATGCATTAAAACCGTTGAAAGATGAATACAAATCTTGGGAATCTGTCGCTGAACAAATACTTGACCTGTGCGTTGAGAACGGCAAGTTGTCAGGGATGGGGCTTGATATGTGGGTTGACATGATGAATGACATGGCGGATAGCGCTGCTGCTCAGGAGGATAAATCATGAGAAATATTGATTTAATCCGTCAGGTTAAGCAGCAGGCCACAGGACGTTGGCAAGGTATATTAGCATCACTGGGGGCAGAAGTCCCCTTGAATCGTCATACCGCTTGTCCAGCTTGTGGGGGTAAAGACCGCTTTCGCTTTGATGATAAGGAAGGTAACGGCACATTTATCTGTAATCAGTGTGGTAGTGGTGACGGACTGGATTTAGTGAGACGGTTATTTAATGTTGATGTCACGGAAGCGGCTAAGGAAGTGGCTAAGGTTATTTCAATACCTGTCCAAAAAGAAACGACTATATCAGATAAACCGCCTTTAACGGATGCTATTAAAAAATCCGCAAAGTTATTAGAAGAAGCCACATTAGGTCAATCTCAGTACTTAATACTCAAAGGTCATACCTGTTCAGTTAAGCTATTAAAAGATGGCTCGATGATATTACCCGTAAAACAGGGTGATAAATTACTGGGTGCTCAGATTATCAGAGCTAACGGTGAAAAGCGCTTTATCTCAGGCACAAAGAAAAAAGGTGGCTATATTCCCGTCGTTGATTTCACTGGAACGCCCGATACGGTGTTAATTGCCGAAGGATATGCAACCGCTTTAACCGTGAGCCAGTTGCATGAAGGCGTGGTACTGGCAGCGCTTGATGAAGGTAATTTATTACCCGTTGCTACATGGGTCAGGAAGCATTACCCTCAATCAAAAATCATTATTGCGGCGGATAATGATGTTAAGCCCGATGAAGCCAATATTGGCAAGATTAAAGCGGAGAAAACCGCAAAAGTGGTTAATGGTTGGGTCACCATACCGCCAACCAAAGAAAAAGCTGATTGGGATGATTACCGTCAGCAACATGGGATTGAGGCAGCAAAACAGGCGTTTATAGAGGGGGCGTATCAAGTTGAGCCTGACAAGCAAAAGACGGGTAACAATCTTTCTCAAATGGCAGACAATGAAAAAGCCTTGTTGCTGGCTGAACGTTATGAGGGGATCGCTGTACACAGTGATAGTAAGGTATTTTATCGCTACGTATCAGGGATATGGGAAAAAATTTCCCACCTTGATCTGGCTCGTGAAATGGGCAATATCTATTGTCAACATAACACCAACTTTAGCAACCGAGCGGTTAATAATGCGGTGGAGGCATTGAAAATTATTGTCCCTAAGTTGGGTAAGCCTTGTAACGATGTTATTCCTTTTGCTAATGGTGTCTTTAATATTAAAACTAAAGTATTTTCACCACACCAGCCCGATAACTGGTTATTAAATCACAATGGGATTGAATATAGACCCGCCCCACCCGATGAAAATTTACGGGATCATGCTCCACATTTTCATAAATGGTTAGATCATGCTGCTAATCGTGACCCGTATAAAATGAAACGGATTTTTGCAGGGTTATATATGATTTTAGCTAACCGCTATGACTGGGAACTGTTTTTAGAAATTACAGGAATAGGCGGAAGCGGTAAAAGTGTTTTTGCCCAAATAGCCACTTTACTCGTAGGTGAAGATAATACCGGAAGTAGCAATATGGCCGCTTTAGATACCGCGAGAGGGCGAGCACAATTCGTTAGTAAACGATTGATCACCCTCCCCGATCAACCGAAGTACATAGGAGAAGCCACGGGAGCAAAAGCCATAACAGGCGGTGATTTAATTGAAATTGACCCTAAATATGAACATCAGTATAGCACTGTAATAAGAGCCGTTGTTATTGCAACAAATAATACCCCTATGATATTCACTGAACGTGCAGACGGTGTAGCCCGTAGGCGAGTGATATTCCAGTTCAATAACAAGGTAAAAGACGAAGATAAAGATTCTAGGTTAGCGGAAAAGATTTCAAGTGAGATCGCTGTCATTGTACGTCGATTGTTGGCAACTTTTGATGATCCAGAAGACGCAAAAGCGTTATTACTTGAACAAAGGGGATCAGGGGAAGCGATAGAAATCAAACGGGAAAGTGACCCCCTCATCGATTTTTGCGCCTATCTCATTACATTAGAAGCTGCTAGCGGTATGTTGATGGGGAACGCCAATATTTACCCGCCAGTGCCAAGGAAATATTTATACCATGCTTACACGGCTTATATGCAAGGGAACGGTAATAAAAACGCCTTGAGTTTAACCGCCTTTGGACGCTCGATTAATAATGCGCTTAAAGAACTGGGTAAAAGGTATATTAGAGAAAGAACAAAACATGGATATAGAACAAATCTGGAATTAAATGAAGTGGAGGCCGAAGATTGGTTGCCAAGTGTACCTTAACATAAATTATAGACACCGTAATATCAAACCAGCATCAGCCAATACTAAACAAACAACGCCAGCCAGTAAAAGGCTGGCTTTTTTATCTGCCTACCAGGGAAAGGAAAGAATTTTTTATTTAAGTCGCGTTAGACAAAAAATAGATGCGTATAAAACTTTTTGGTAAAAACTGTTCATACTGTTCACCAATTCAATAAAAGATATATATATCAATAAATTATGTGGTGAATAGTTTTGTGTTAAGTGTTCACCACTGTTCACCCTTTCAATAAAGTGTTCACCTTTTTATGGATTGCTTTAGTTCAGGCAATAATAGTATAACGTATTGATATATAATATATTTATTTGCAATCATTAACAATCAAAACACTTTTTATTAAATATTAATAAACACTTCCATCTTTTATTTTTCTTACAAGATTAAAAAATTATTTTATTAACCAACTTAAATAAATATTAATTTTATTTATAAATAAATTGAAGTTAGAAAACTTTTTGTTCATTACCCCTCCCATAAAAAGGTGAACAGTGGTGAACACTTGGTGAATAGTTTTAAGTTAAGTGTTCACCCTTTAATTTATTGATATATATATCTTTTATTGAATTGGTGAACAGTATGAACAGTTTTCCAGTTTTTTTTAATTATATAAAACGCACGCTAAAATATTTTTATTTTTTTCTCTGACATGAGAAATATTATTAAATAAATTTTATCTTTTCGAAAGAGAACAAGGATCATCATAAAAAATTCTTTCTTTTTCCTGGTAGGCAGTGATTACCGATTGTCCAAAATAGCTCATGATGTTTTCACTAAAACGGGTGCAACCCTTATTAATGTTTTAATAAATAATTAATGTAAAGTTATGTAAATTATTGGTTCTCATGTTTTCTCATCTTTTTTGCCTTCCTGTGAGGTTGTTTCCTGTTATTTTTCATCATGTTAAATTGAGGTTCCTGATTCATGCAGGTGTATTTTGAAATATTCATGGTTACTAAAAGCGGTTAAGGTTTATATCACCTTCCCTTAGCTGCTTTTTTTCTGCATGTTCAGTCAAGACAATCACTGCATGCAGGAGCCAACCTTGAAAAGACTACTTGAATTACGTCAGCAAAAAGCCGATTTAACGGCACAAATGCGATCAATGCTGACATTAGCAGAAACAGAAAAACGAACACTGACCGAAGATGAAGCTAAAAACTTTGATGCGTTGCGTCATCAGTCGGAAACCCTCAATACTGAAATCGCCCGTTATGAAAGTCTCGCTGATGAAGAAAGAACATTAGCGGCAAAGCCTGTACAAAAAGAACAGGGAAATGATGCATTAAGGCATTATGTTTTGACAGGGGAAACACGCGGGCTTTCGACTGGGGTTCCGGCTGATGGTGGCTATACCGTTATCCCTGAACTGAATAAACAGATTATGCAACGTCTCAGTGATGAGTCCGTCATGCGTAAAATCTGTACTATCAAGACCACTCACAGCAACGAATATAAGCAACTGGTGTCTGTTGGTGGTGCCGTGATCAATCACGGTGAAGAAGGCAAAGCCAGAACCGAAACCGCTACCCCTAAACTGGAAGAAGTGAGTATCAAGTTATTTCCTGTCTATGCCTATCCCAAGACAACACAGGAAATTCTGGATTTTAGTGATGTCGATATTTTAGGCTGGTTGACCCGTGAAATCGCTGACACCTTTGTTGATACCGAAGAAACCGATTTAGTCAGTGGTAACGGTACAAAGAAAGCAAAAGGATTTCTATCCTATCCCCGTGATACGAAAGCCGATAAAGCGCGTAGTTTTGGCACATTGCAAAAGCAGGAAGTGACCAAACTGGAAGCCGATAGCCTGATTGACCTGAAATTCACGCTAAAAAATAAATACCGTAAAAATGCTGTCTGGGTGATGAACTCAAACACCGCTGCCAAAGTACAAAAATTGAAAAATGGCAATGGTGATTATATCTGGCGTGAACGGTTACAAGTGGGTGATCCTGATAGTCTGTTGGGTTTATCGGTTCATTACCTTGAATTTATGAATGATGATGTGATAGCGCTGGGTGACTTTAAACGTGGCTACACCATTGTTGACCATCAGACAGGCACCCGTACACGACCTGACAATATTACTGAGCCTGGCTTTATCAAAATTCATACTGATAAATATCTCGGTGGTGGATTAGTCGATTCCAATGCGATTAAAGTGCTTGAGGTTAAGGCATAACGCCATGAAATCAACCGATTTTGAAATACGCACGGCAGGCATCACCGCTGATGAAAAAAAACTAATGGGCTATGCGGTTAAATGGAATAGCCGTTCACAACTGTTGTGGGGTGAATTTATTGAAACCTTTGCCCCCTATGCGTTTAAAAACAGTCTGGGAAAAGGAACAGATGTAAGGTGTCTGTTTGAACATGACGTAACTAATCTATTAGGGCGTACCGCGTCGAGTACGTTACAACTGGCTGAAGATGAAACGGGGTTACGGTTTGCGCTTACCCCGCCTGATACCCAATTAGGCCGAGATGTTCTAACACTGGTTGAACGGGGGGATATATCCGGTATGAGCTTTGCGTTTAGGACGATAAAAGACCATTGGGAAATTGGTGAAAAGCCTTATCTCAGAACGGTTATTGAGGCTGAATTGCTAGAAATCACGATCACCAGTTTACCCGCTTACCCTGAAAGTGGTGTCGAAATTGCCAAGCGTTCACTCAATGCTAATCGCTCCAAACCCACGCATTTGTACAATCGGTGGCTACAATTATCTGAGGTGGAATAATGTGGCCATTCAGACATAAAAAGGCAGAAGAACGCAGCCTTAGTATTGATGAGTTCCTGTCACTGGCTGGCATTCCTAACAGTCGGTCAGGCGAATATGTCTCACCGATAACCGCAGAAGGCTTACCCGCTGTTATCAATGCCGTTACGGTGATTAGTGAAGCGGTGGCGACGATGCCCTGTTTTTTATATCGGGTACACAATGATAAAGGTATGGAATCACGGGAATGGCTAAGTAACCACGTGGTAGATTATTTGCTCAATGAAAAACCAAATGATTGTCAAACACCTTTCCAGTTTAAACGAACCCTAATGCGCCATTGCTTACTCAATGGTAATGCCTATGCGCTTATCACATGGGGTAAAGACGGACAGCCCGCTTCATTACATCCTTATCCGCCGAGTGCGGTTGTACCTGAACGATTAAGTGAGCACCGTTACCGTTATACGATAACCGAGCCATACAGTGGTCAAGTCCGTATCTGTCTGCAAGAAGAAATCTTACATTTACGTTACGCCACGGATGATGGGTTTATGGGACGTTCACCGATTACGATTTGTCGGGAGACATTAGGTTTAGGACTAGCCCAACAGCGCCACGGCGCGAGTGTGATGAAAGATGGCATGATGGCAGCAGGGATTATTAAATCCAATGAGTGGCTGAATGATGCCAAAGGGCAAAAAAGCCCTTGACGCGCTTGAACGTTATCGAGGCGCAAAAAATGCGGGTAAAGTGCCAATCCTTGAAGGTGGAATGGGATATGAAAAATTAGGCATGAGTAATCAGGATGCAGAATGGTTAGCTTCCCGCCGTTTTACGATAGAAGATATCGCCCGCATGTTCAATGTCAGCCCTATTTTTCTGCAAGAATATTCCAACAGTACCTACAGTAATTTTAGTGAAGCCAGCCGCGCGTTTTTAACCATTACCATGCGCCCTTGGTTAGCGAATTTCGAACAGCAAATCAAATCGGCACTACTACTTAATGTTCCGCAATCCGGTATGCGTTACCAAGTGGAATTTGACACCGCCGATTTACTCAGAGCCAACCCAAGAGAGCGTTTCTTAAGTTATGAAACGGCGATTAAATCCGGTGTGATGTGCCCCAATGAAGCCCGTGAACGGGAAGGCTTACCGCCTCGTGATGGCGGTGATGAATTTAGTCAGGCGTGGAAACAGCATATTGAGGTTAAGAAACATGCGGAGGACAACGCATGAGAGCAGGACGATTAAGACATCGTGTGACGATTCAGAAACAAGAGATTACATACGGTAATCTAGGTGACCAGCGAGTAACCTGGGTAGATGTTGAAGATGTCTGGGCAGAAGTAAAAGCGCTACGCGGTCAGGAGTTATTAACCTTTGGTACTCGCTATCCTCAAGCCATCGTCAAGATTTGGATGCGTTATCGTCCTGATATCACGATTGACAACGCCATTGTGTATAAAGGTGCTAATACACTGGGTTCTCGATTTGAGATAGCCGTTGTTTTATCCGATGCACGCCAATCAAGATTAGAATTGATTTGCAAGGGAGGAGGACGATTTGATTAATGTAAAAATCCCTTTAAATGAAATCAAACAGCATTGTCGATTAGAAGAGAGTTTTACGCTGGATGATAAATTATTAACCACGTATGCCGAAGCAGCACTTGAAGCCTGTCAACAACATATCGGCAAACGGTTTGATGAAGGATTGACATTCACGCCAGCAATTAAGGTTGGGTGTTTGCTCTATATCGGATTGCTCTATGAGAATCGGGAAATGGCAACAGATGTTGAGCTTAAAGAAGTCCCCTTTACGATTAAATCGTTATGGTCAGTGTATCGAGATATTGGAGTGTATTAAATGCCGTATCAACCATTAAAAAGATGTACAGAGCCAGGCTGTAGTACCCGAGTGAAATCGGGTAAGTGCGAGGCGCATAAACGAGCAGCCAGACGCAGAGTAGAAAAACAACGTGGAACGCATACCCAGCGTGGCTACTCCAGCCAATGGGCTAAATATCGTCTGATTTATTTGAAGGAGCATCCTCTTTGCGTGAAGTGCGAAAGTCAGGGGATATATACACCCGCTAAAATCGTTGACCATATCATCCCAATCGATGGAGATAGCGATGTACTGTTCTGGTGGCAAGATAACCATCAATCATTGTGTCAGGGATGTCATAACCGCAAAATTATTCAGCAAGATCCAATAACTAAAGCACAGCGTAAAGCTGGCATGTTCCGTGAGCAGGAAGAAAAAGCTGCTCATCGTAATGACTGGATACACGAGTATAACCTTAATGGACGAATATCAGATAAATCAATTGATTAAGGGATTACTTAGACATAGCCAAGGTTATCGACGCGTTAAGCCAAGCGCGAATAAATCCTACGTTAAACGATTGACTCAGCGTGACCGTGAGCTAATGGAATGTTTTAGGAATCAGCCTTGGAAGTAGGGGGTGGGGGAGTTAAATATGACAACCCCCTATTGCGCTGGGACCGCACGTCAATCGAATTTTTATGCGCGGTCATTTTTTTGAAAATAAAACAATAAGGAAAACAGTAGATTATGGCAAGAGCACCCAAAGCCCCTAGCTATCTTGATGAGATTGCTACTACAGAATGGAAAGCTAAGGCAAAATTCGTTGCAGAGCGTAACGACCTGAACCCCACTGATTGGAGTAGCTTTGAGCTGTATTGCGTCAACTATTCCATTTACCGAAAAGCCGTTGCAGACCTCGCAGAACGCGGATTTAGTATCGCCAACAGTCAGGGAAGCGAAAGTAGGAACCCCGCATTAAGCGCCAAAGCTGAGGCAGAAAAAACCATGATAAAAATGGCCTCCCTATTAGGTTTTGACCCCGTATCACGTCGCCGTAATCCGGTAGAAATGCAAGAAGAAGATGAACTTGACCGATTGGCATCAATACGCTGAGCGCGTCAGAAATAGCGATATTCCGGCCTGTAAGCGCTTAAAACAGGCGGTTAATCGTTATTTTAATGACCGCAATAATCCCGTTTATACCTTCGATACGCCAACGGTAGCACGTTTTATCGCTTTTTCCCGTCTCTGCCCCCATGTAAAAGGACATCTTCGAGGTAAGCCCATTCAATTAGAACCTTGGCAGCAATTTGCTATAGCGAATATTTTAGGATTCAAAGAAGTTAGCACGGGAAGAAGAAAATATCGTAGTGCGTATATCCAAGTGCCAAGAAAGAACGCTAAGTCTACATTGGCTGCAATACTGGCTAATTGGTTTTTAATCATGGAAGGGGGGCAACAGGATATTTATACGGCAGCCGTGAGTCGAGACCAGGCACGCATTGTTTTTGATGATGCCCGTCAGATGTGTTTGCTATCCCCTAGCCTAAAGAAACGGCTGACTATCCAGCAACATAAAATAATTTATCCTAAAAATAACAGTTTGCTAAAGCCGCTTGCTGCCAAAGCTGCCACCATTGAGGGCACTAATCCGAGTCTGGCGATCGTCGATGAGTACCATCTACACCCTGATAATGCGGTTTATTCCGCGCTTGAGTTAGGGATGGGGGCACGCCCTGAAGCACTACTTTTTGCCATTACCACCGCAGGGAGCAATGTTATTTCAGCCTGTAAACAGCACTATGATTATTGTTGTCAGATATTGGACGGTGAAGCGCAGAATGAATCACTCTTTGCCCTGATTTATGAACTAGACGAAGACGGTGAGCTTGATGATGAGCATAACTGGGTTAAAGCCAATCCTAATCTTAATGTCTCTGTAGAAAGTCATGCCCTGAACGATACGATTAAAAAAGCAAGGGGAATTCCCTCACAATGGACAGAGATGTTAACCAAACGATTTAATATCTGGTGTCAGGGTCAAACGCCGTGGATGGGTGAAGGGGCTTGGGCTGCCTGTCAACGGGACTACAAGGAAACGGATTTAAAGGGACAAACCTGTTATGCAGGGATGGATTTATCCTCAACAAACGATATTACTAGCGTCTGTTATACCTTCCCACAAGAGAATGCGCTCTTGCTATTGAGCCGTCACTATATCCCCGAAGCGCAATTACAGAGTCCAGCGAATAAAAATAGAGCAATCTATCATCAATGGGTGCGGTTAGGCTGGCTGAGAACCACCAAAGGCGATTGTATTGATTATGACCGTATCAGAGATGATATTCTCAAAGACAGTGAGCAGTTTGAGATTAAGCTCATTGGCTTTGATACGTGGAATGCGACTCATCTTAGAACGCAATTACAGGGTGCAGGTTTAGATGTTGAACCCTTCCCACAAACCTATATGCGTTTAAGCCCTGTCGCCAAGTCAGCAGAAGTGTTTGTTAATCGTCAGAATATCCACCATAACGGCGACCCTGTTTTAACATGGGCGATCGCAAATGTAGTGATGGAAACCGATGCAAACGCCAATATTAAACCGAACAAGAAGAAATCGGCTAATAAAATCGACCCGGCCTTAGCGTTTCTGATGAGTTTTGGCACATGGCAGATAGAGCATGAGGACTTTACCTTTAGTTTGACCGATGAGCAGAAACAACGATTAGCTTCATTTGATGGGGTGTAGCGGGTTTTTATTAGCGCCCCGGATAATCTTAAACAAATTTCTCTTCTGATTAAAACCTGTGTATTGCAATGTGTATTGCAGATAGCTATAAATAAATAATAAATATTCATTAACTTATTGATATATAGTTAAATTATAATTGTTTGTAATTTTATAACAAAGCACGCCAACGTTTGGGTGAGTGCAGAGTCAGCCTGGATGGATATGCTCAAATGGACAGATCTCTCTGCTGTCGCCCCAATGCACGAGCTAAAAACCTATCCGATGTGGGTCGGTGTTGATTTGGCTAACAAAATTGATATTTGTGCGGCCGTCAAAGTCTGGCAGGCAAACAATGGTCATGTTCATACTGATGCCAGGTTCTGGCTGCCAGAGGACAGGCTAGCGCGTTGTTCTCGACAAATTGCAGAACTCTATCGGAAATGGTCAGCGATGGGGGTATTAACCCTGACTGATGGTGAAGTGGTTGATCACAATCAAATCAAAGAGGAAATCATTACGTGGGTCTCAGGACAAACATTAAAAGAAATAGGATTTGATCCCTGGAGTGCAACGCAATTTGGCTTATCACTCGCAGAAGAAGGCCTACCACTGGTTGAAGTTTCTCAAACAGTCAGAAATCTGTCAGAAGCAATGAAAGCAGTGGAAGCATTGGTATACGCCGGGAAACTGCACCACAACCAACACCCAGTAATGAACTGGATGATGTCTAATGTGACGGTAAGACCTGACAAAAATGACAACATCTTCCCAAATAAGTCAACGGCGGAAGCTAAGATTGATGGCCCTTGTGCGCTTTTTACCGCAATGAGTCGATTATTAGTCAATGGGGGGAACCATCAACCTTCGCTTTCTGAAATTATTAGTTCCCACGGACTGAGATCGCTTTAAGGATCACACAATGATATTAACACTGCTTTCATTTATCACAGGCATTATTGGTGCCATTTTATTGGCTTTCGGTGCCTGGTTATTGCTGCCCGCCGCTGGTTTTATTGTTGGCGGTATTCTTTGTTTGCTGTGGTCATTTTTGGTTTCGTACATGATGAGTCGAAAAATCAAACAATAAGAGGCATTATGTTTTTTCCAGGACTTTTTAGCAAAAAAAGTGACATAACTTCACAGGAACTTGGTCATCTGATGGGGCTTTCTTACGATACTTACGCCGGTCGTAGAGTCAGTCCTAGGTTGGCTATGCAGCTAACCGCGGTATTTAGCTGTGTCAGAGTATTAGCAGAATCTGTCGGCATGCTGCCTTGTGCCCTGTATGAACGAACGGCACAATGCAATCAACGCGCCACGAAAGAAAGGCTTCATCAGCTATTATCAGCCAAACCAAATGGGTATATGACTTCACAAGAGTTTTGGGAATTATTAATAACGAGTTTGTGTCTGAGGGGCAATTTTTATGCCTATAAGGTTAAGGCCTTAGGCGAAGTGGTTGAATTACTTCCATTAAGTCCTGACAGTGTCGCACCAACGCTAAATCCTCAATGGGGTATTGAATATCAAGTCACGTTGCCAGATGGAACAAGCCGTATTCTGAGTCAGGATGAAATATGGCATGTTCGCATTTTTACATTGGATGGATTAATAGGGTTGAGTCCAATTGCGTATGCACGTCAAGCCATCGGTCTTGGACTAGCAACAGAAGAGCATGGCTCACGTCTATTTGGAAATGGGGCAGTGACAAGTGGGGTTTTACAAACGGAACAATATTTGACAGATGACGCTTATGAGCGATTAAAAAATGACTTTGAAGTCCGCCATCAAGGCCTTGAGAATGCCCATAAACCGATGATCCTTGAAATGGGATTGAAGTGGCAACAAATTAGTTTGTCAGCGGAAGATGCTCAGTTTTTGGAAACACGCAAGTTTCAACTGGAAGAAATCTGCCGTATTTTTCGCGTTCCGTTGCACATGGTGCAAAATACAGATAGAGCCACGTTTAATAATATTGAGAATCTGGGCATTGGTTTTATCAACTATTCGCTGGTTCCTTATCTAACGCGCATTGAACAGCGAATCAATATCGGGTTAATCGCTGAAAAAAAGCAGAAAAATTTTTATGCTAAGTTCAATACTGGGGCGTTATTACGTGGTGATATGAAATCACGGTTTGCAGCTTACGCAACGGGAATTAATTGGGGAATTTATTCCCCAAATGAATGCCGCGAACTGGAGGAGCTTAACCCTCGTGAAGGCGGTGATATTTATTTAACGCCGATGAATATGACAACAAAACCCAGTCTTACCGAGTTTAGCGAGGATAAATCGAATGACAATAATGATAAAACAGCGGTTTGATATGCCGCTGAGTCTAAAATCAGTGACTGAATCGGGTGAGTTTTCCGGCTATGGTTCTGTTTTTGGGGTAAAAGACAGTTTTGATGACATCGTAATGCGAGGCGCATTTGAAACATCACTAACGCATTGGCGATGTAAAAATAGTTTTCCTGCCCTTCTTTGGCAGCACCGCATGGATGAACCGATAGGGGTCTATACCGAAATGTGGGAGGATGAAAGAGGGTGTAGTGGTCTAATAAAACTGTAGAGATTTATAGCTTATAATTAAGCAAAATCTTATAGGTATAAATATGACCCGAAAAGTAAAAGTAACCTTTAGCGGAAAGCAAAAACTGGAATATGCAAAACTCATGGTTGAAGGTGGATATAGCAATATCCAAGTTGAAAAAATATCCGGTGCGGGTAAATCTGCCGTATCACGATGGAAGCAACAATATCTTGCCGAGTTAAATGGGAATACGCCTGTAAAATCAAAAGCGTTAACACCCGAGCAACAGCGCATACAAGAATTAGAAGTTCAACTTAAGCGTGCTCAGAGGGATAATGACATATTAAAAAAAGCCGCGGCTTACTTCATCCTCGACAATCAAAACTCAAAATCGTGAAGCAACTGAAAATCATGTACCCCAATTTTACGGTCACTGAGTTATGCCATCTTTTTGAAGTAAGCAGCAGTAGTTTTTATTATGAAACGAAAATACCGACAGTTGAAAATGAAAGACTGTGTGGCGAAATCAAACGTATTTTTTATACATCGGGTCAAATTTATGGCAAAAGACGTATTCAAGCCGAGTTAAAGGGTTTAGGGCACAAAATTGGCACTTATAAAATATCGAACATCATGAAATTAAATCAATTAGTTGCAATTAGACCAACGAAAAAGCACTACTATCACTCATCGGGTAACGAACATCGATATGCCCCTAATTTGCTTAAACGACAATTTTCCCCTGAACAGCATAATCACTATTATGTCGGGGATATCACGTATATTAGACATCACTATGGGTGGAGCTATTTAGCCTGTGTGTTGGATTTAGCCACCAAAGAAATTATTGGTTATGCCTTATCAACAAAACCGGATTCGAAATTAGTGAAAGAAGCCTTAGATAACGCAATTGAACGGCAATTACCGGATACGACAAGTTTGATGTTCCATTCAGATCAAGGTTGCCAATATTCATCGGAGGAGTTTAGGGCGCACCTCTTTGAACGGAAAATAACTCAAAGCATGAGTCGGCGAGGTAATTGCCTCGATAATGCCGTGATGGAAAGATTTTTTAGGAGTTTAAAGACAGAAAGACTTAACCGTTTATCGTTTATGAATCATCAATCTGTTGTCTGTGAAGTTGAAAATTATATTCAGTTTTACAATTATTATCGACGCCATTCAACGATTGGTTATTTAACGCCACATCAAAAATATCATGAACTAAAAAATGCCGCTTAGATCTTCTACAGAATTTGTTGACCATTACAATAGTTTACCGGGTGATATTTTAGAAGAAATCGACAAAAAAATTAACGACACAGAAGCGATTAAGCAGTTAAAGAAAGGAATAGACAGCAGCACGGAAGCGATACTGGAAAACGCGAAGGGACTCAACGGCAATACGCAGTATTTCATGCGTCAAAACGGCAAGATGAAGGCGGAAATTGTCAGGGTTGATAATTATGTGGTAACAGAGACCAAAGCTTTAGCCGAGTCTATCCATCAGGTCAGAGCGACAGCGGATAAGTCATGGGCAGCGGCGCAGAACTCGCTACAAGCCAAATATGACATGAAAAAGGGTGAGGCTTCTGCCACCTGGACATCGTTAGTCAAGATTGTTTATGACGGCGTCTCTTATGATGCAGGAATGGTCATTGGTGCGGAGCTTAAAAACGGCAAAGTCAGTACGCAAATTGGCTTTAGTGCCCAAACTTTCATCGTCTACAATCCGGCTAATGGCAAGATGGAGCCTGTTTTTGCTATTAGAAATGGGCAGGTTTTTTTACGCACAATATTTATTGATAAAGGAACGATTGAAGAATTATTAATCGGCTCTGTTATTCAGTCAAAAAATTATCAGGCGGGAGACACCGGTTTCAAGATAGATGGTGAAACCGGTATCGCAGAGTTTAATCGCTTACTCATTAATAAAGACTTTAAAATCATGGGAGATGCCTCAAAAATTGTGTTAGATAATACCGGGCTTGCCGTTTATCCCGCTTCTGGTGGGGTAATAAAACTAGGCAGGAGGCCATAATGTCAGATTACGGTTTGTTTGTTGATTTGAATGACGGTTTTAAAACCTTTGAAATAACCAGTAAAAGTCGAATACTGACAAAACTTTTAAGTACAAATAACCACGATCTAAAAAAAAGAGATCATAGCTTCACCATTCCTGAAGCAGATAAATATAATCTAATAATCGTCCCTAAAGTCATATCTAGACTTTATCAAGTATCCAGAAGTTATGCTGTACGTCAACTGAGACTTGAAAATATACGCGTTGAAGGAAATCAATTAAAGTGCAATTGGGATCGTTGGGGTATCCACTGGTTTTGGGGTGGCCCAGGAGGAGGGGTGTCAGATCGAGGAACATTTTTGTACGGTGAACAATACGAAAATGTGTATAAAATAGATGTTTATGGCTATCCAAAACAAGCAACTAGTGGTGATTATGGACTATTTATTGGTGGTTTAGGTAATGCAGTAGAAATCACTCAGCAATCAAAGTTAGGGTATTGTGTTTTTAGAAAGAAAATATCGATAAGTACTAATGGCACTTATAAAATCCCTAACACTGTTCCAAGTATTGGTAAAAGTCTAGTTTTTATTAGACCAACAAATCAAAATGCAGTTGTTTCTATCTCTAGAGACAATAAAAATATTTATAGCAATGTGCGAACAGATGTTTACGTACTCGTATTCACGACTGATTTTACACTATTGCCAGTTGATTACGGTCTTAATATTTACAATCAAAAAGGAACAGTGAGTTACTCATCTAATTATTTACCTTTTCTGGTTGGCGCTAATATAACATTAACCCAATGGGGAGTAACGGCGCCATTTGCACGCCCAATGTTACAAGCAAATGAATGTGCAGAAATGATAGATCGCGTCTATCAGGGCTGGACATATTGCAAAGCGGGCGGTTATCGTTTTCAAGGAAATACAATAACTATTCAGCAGGGAAGGAATTTAGAATGGGTGTTTGTAGATACATCAGCTATTGATGATATCACTTATAGCACGCCATCTTACGTTATCGACTTCGATCTTTATTTTTAGAGAAATTATATGATATATAACACAGGCACCGTAACCGTTGTGTCAGGCTCTTCTATTGTAAAAGGCACAGGCACAAAATGGAACAGTAATAATCCGTTGGTATCACCTGGCATGTTAATGCTGATTAAAAACGGCGATATTAACTATCCTTACATGATATTAACAGTTAACAGTGATACTGAATTAACGTTAGCAGATAAGCCGACTTTTAGCGCAACAGATACCCCTTACAGCATTAATCTCACTGAACCCAATAATAATTCTGATGCGGCAAGAGCACTGGTTGCAGCTAACACTTATATCCTTTACTTCCTGCAAAACATGGATACCTGGATGGGGGACAACGGTGTCGTTGAACTTACGCTACCCAGTGGCAAAACGGTTAAGTTAGAGTCGATTAAAGCACTGAAGGATATTGTTGAAGGCAAAGCAGATGCAAATGATATCGATAAAATCAAGGAAGCCGTAAAGGATAAAGCTGATGCTAAAACTGTCGGAGAAATAAGCGAAAAATTAGAAACAAAATTTGATAAAGCAAGCGTATTACAAACGACAGGCAATGCCACAGATAAAGTGATAAGCCAAAAAGCCTGTGACGAGTTCTATGCCAAGAAAGATTCCTGGGAAAATTTCACTGCTGGGCAGATAAATATAAAGAGTAACGGTAATTATACCAGCTTGACCCTTATCAAAGGTGATGGGAATAAACTGTTACTCGAAACTGCCCCTGGCGATGCCTATTTCGTGTATAGAGATGCTAAAAATAACAATAAAGCCGTTGTCACTATTCCATCAAATAAAAATGGCACACTGGCTTTAACTAATAATCCTACAGATATAACCGCACCTAAATTAGTAGTTAAGTCTCCTAGTACTCATGGATATATAGAATTAATCGCAGCTAATGGTAATACTTGGCGAATAGGTTCTAATAATAATGACCAACGTTCATATTTTGAAAAAGTTGGAAAATTTAATATTTATTTACCCGGAAAGGGCGGAACTATAGCTCTAACCTCTGATATTCCTAAAATGAGGGCAGATTCTAACGGATATTTTAAAAAATCATCACCAATCGTTAAAATTCATCCTGATGGGCATTTTGAAACTAACGACGAATCAGAAGGCGTCAACGTACAACGAACTGGAGCTGGAAAATATTTTATTTCCGGCGTCATGGGTTATAACGCAGACGGTGGATGGGGTATAAATAATGGGGTATCGGTGCCAAAAAATAGCAATGGTTTAGAGCTAATATATATCAAAGATAAAATCCTACCTGACGGCAATATTGAAATCCAAACCTTTCACCGACAGCACTCTCATTTGCCAGAAGAATTTCAGAATTTGAGAGTTAAAGAGATTATTGATGGAAAACCAACTTATTATATCGATGGTGAGCCGTGTGATATTCCGCCATCGACATGGCTAGATGTTAGGGTAGAGATGCCCGTTGATTCAATCTGGAATCAGCAACACGCGCAAAAAGAATAG